TCGCCTCCGACAATGATCCAGTCAAGCGTTGGCAATGCGCTTTTATCGAGGTCGACGTGAGAAATCAGCGGAGAAAACCAGCCATTTCCGTTCGATAATCGCTCGATGCTATCGAGCGTGATTTCGCCCAACATCGGCTCTATCGACAAAAACCGCTTCGCCACAGGCACGGCCAGCAGCTTGGGTATGTCGCGATCGGCTTCTTCTTGGTTGCAGATCGTGGCTCCGATCCAGACGTTGGGCCACGGTCTTGCCGTAGTCCATTCCGGCACGCTTGCATCCCTGTATTCCACAATCTCCGAAGCATCGGCGATCATCGCGCGTGCGTTGCCAATCCTTTTCGTAAGCAGCAACCATGACAAATAAGGGGTGCGTGCAATTAGCTGGAACAGGTCATATCGCCACTGCTCCGGCACCTCGTTGTCGAACACGTCGCAGAGCGAGCCGCAAAACACGCGCGGTCGGGTTGGCTTGTGAAAGCCTTGCGCCTCAAGCTGCGCATCAGTCAGGCCGGGCTGCGTGGCCTTGAATTGCTCCCATGCGTCGATAGCGTTCTTGGCCTTCCGATTCCAAACCAGCGGCTGCCTCCATGTTGACGCGCTGGTGCGATGGCGCGGCTGGCCAGGCCCCCATTTATAGCCAAAGCGCGCACCCCATTTTTCGGCATAGCAGTTGTCGCATGCCGGGGAGACTTTCGTGCACGAAACCCACGGGTTAAATGTCGAGTCCGTCCACGCGATGCCGGTTTTCTCAGCCATTGCAGGACTCCTGCGCTGGCGCGTACTCATTCAAAGCGCTCCGAAGGTCTTCGGCATCAACAACGAAGCTGTACACGATATTGCCTCCTCCGTACTGTTTTGGGCCGGCAACGCGAGTAGCAGTATTGTTGTTCCCGACGGTTAAACATGGCCGTGCAAAACCATTACTGCCACCAGTAACGACATCAACACGAACATGTCCCGGTTTGACGTTGTATATACTGTTATCCATTGCTCACGCTCCATCCGCAGCTTTCGCACTTGCTGCACGGGATCAGCTTTGACGCCCTGGGATCAGGCGACATCGTGCAGATGCCGCCGAGGTCGTGCGAGCCGGTGGCCGGTGTGATAAGTGCCGTTCCCTCTTTCATCACGCCGCCGCATCGCTTGCACGGCATCGGGCCTGCGCCGGTCACCTCACTCGTGTCGGGATTGATGCGCGCTACGCGGGCGTTTTCGGGCCAACGCCAACTCCACCTGATTGGTAGATGCCCAACGCCCTCTGGTCTTGCTGCTGCGCTGCCGGCAGCAGCAGGAGAGGAGCATTCATAGACAACCTCAGACCAGTGCTGGCCATCCCACCACCGCCACGCGTCGGCTAGACTGACGACGCTGGCGTTCCACCAGCCAACATGCGGCGGCGGGCCTTTGTGCCATTCCGGGTTAGTAGATTGGATGATTTCAATCGCTTCAAGACAGACGCCACCAGCCCGCCCCTCGATTTTGACAACCGGAGCGCCATGCCCAAGTTTCCATGCCTTACTGCGCGTCTTTGAGTCATGGGACAATTTCCCATTGATAATTGGGTAATAGCGAACTGGCGTTCCGATGGGGAAACGCTTATTCCATTCCGCAGCTGTGATGTTCATTTCGTGCGCTCCAGTTCAGCGAGCGTGGCGTCTGCGAATTTGACGGACGTTGTAGCTACGCGCTCGAAAATTGAATCGCCAACTTGGCCCATCGCGTTTAATTCAGACACGCCGACTGAAAGTGTGTATTTCAGCGACGCTTTCGCAAGCTCGAAACGTTGCTGCTGGCGTTCTTTTTCCCGTTCGTCTCTCGCATCGCTGAAGAGTTTCTGGACCTTTCTCGCCAATTCATGCTCGCGGTCGGGCGCGATGCAGGCAGGCTCAATCTGGTGGGATTGCACCGGATTGGGTTTCTGCTCATCGGCCCTGCTCGGAGCGGTCAGCGCCTCGAAGTGTTTGCGGGCGGCGGCTTCGGTGGAGTGGCAGATGCCACGACGTAGCCGCTCTGTATCGACCGCGTCGTTCTTCCAGAAATTACCACCGACTCCGTTCAGATTGCTCGGTAGCGTGTACCAATACCACGAGTCATATTTCGGCATTTCCCGCATCGGCTCCGGTACTTCGATTCCATTGATCTTCATGTTCACCCATTCGTGTTCCGTGCCGCAGCGGACACGAGCGATTCAGTTGTGCGTCCGTGGCGTCCGTACTCAAATTCAGCTTTGATGCCAAGCAAGCTGCACGCGATCTTGGCGCGCTGCACGGTGCTGTATTCGAGTGCGGTCCAATAGTCATCCTCGATGATGTTGACCTTCGCACCGTCAGGCTTGTGCGGGTTCTTGGGTGCTTTCACCGTGTAGGTGATCTTTGCGTTCCTGGTCACAGGCCCGACGTGCTGGCGAGCGATGGCTAGGGCTTGTTTTTGGGTCATGGTGGTTTTCATGGCTTTTCCTTTCAATCTCCGTCCCAAACTCCGTCAGGACGCATTTGCGCCAAGGCGATGAGTTGCAGCAAGGCAGCCTTGGCGTTGCCTTGCGTGGCTTTCCAGTAATTGGGATCAACGTCATCGCCTAGTTGCGATGCGGCGGCTTTCAATAGCGGAATGGATTCAGCGCCGGTCTTGCCGTAGATTGAGCGGATTCCGCCTTCACCGAGTACTCGGACGAAATGCTCGTAGTAGTTGTAGGTGACGTTCAGGCGCGCTTGTTTGCAGCCGCCTACCTGATAGGTTCCACCACGCATGTGGTGCGGTGCATCCAATTCCAGCGTTTCTCTGGTGATAGGATCGACGAGGGATATGTCGTAGCTCATGCTGCGCCCTCTGTTTTCGCAATGACCGCACGGATGCGATCCATGCACGGGTTGTCGGGCCACGAATCTTTCAGTGCGTTGAAAGCGTGTTTCAGTTCTTCTAGAAGCTCAGAAGCGGCAGAAAACAGGATGGCGTTGGCTTTGTTTTCTTCGTCTGTTTCAGCGCCTTCAAACGCAGCGACTGCGCGCTGTTTGCATGCATCTAATACTTCCCACCATCCAAGCTGGTTGTCAGCGCGTAATGGCCCTTTGGTGTGCTTTTCTTGCATGGCCAATTCCTTCAAGCAATGACAAGCCGCTGCGTTTGAACCAACTGACAGCCAGGTACTTCTTTACCAGACTTGATCGCTTCGGCAATTGCTTTCTTGTCCGGCGTTGCTGGCTGCGGTTCAGGCTGCCGCATGTACTCGATTGGTACTAGCCCAGGTTCGTACACGTCAACGGATTGCGGGTTGTTTTGAATGGAGATACGAAACCACGGCGATTCGATCTTTTGAACGCCTGCGATTTGCATTCCCTTCTTCACGTAGCCAAGAAGCCATTCGGCCCTGCGCTCAATTGCTTTTCTGCGAGCAGCCATCTGTTCTTCGGCTTGTTTTATGGCTGCTGCTGTTGCTTCGAGATTGCGGGCAGCCATGACCACGTTTTGCGCTTTTTCTTCGAGCGCGCCGGCCATGCCTTCAAGCGTGTCGGCCACCGCTTGATCGTCAAGATCAAGCTCGGACAACTTGTCGGCATCGGCTCGGTATTCCGCCGAAATTTCGTAGAGCGTGAGCGAGGTCATGCTGGTATGCCGATCAAAATGAGATATCCGAGTCCAAGTCGTCAAAGCTGCCATCAGCGCCGTTATTTGCTCCGCTTTGAGCGTGAGCGGTTGGCGTTGCCTGGTTGCCTTTGAGCGGCCTATGACGCAAACCTGCAACCATGCGAGCAAGTTGTTCAGGCTTGGTTTTGCGGTCAAGAATTTCGCTGGCAGTGAGTTCCGTTCCTGCCTGAAACACGCCCTTGATGACCATGTGCGTGCCGGTTGTTTTGCCGTCGCTTTTCAGGTAATCTTCGGTTTCAAGCAGTAATCCAATAGGCTTGTTTTGCAGGTCTGGATAGATCGTGCCGTTCTTTGTTTCTTCGGAGCGGGTGTCGGGGTTCCAATGCTTGACTTGTCCCGACTTGGCTTCGATGCCGCGCAACTTCATGCAAGCCATGATTGCCATGAGTGTTTGATGGCCCATGATCTTGTCGCCGTTGGCCTTCATGGTGTAGATGCTCAGGCGCGCTTTCTGGCCTTCGTCGGTTTCAAAGTTAAGCGAAACGCCGCGCGTGCCTTTCTTTGCGGTTATGTCTTCGGCTTGAGTGAACTTGCCGACGTACTTGCCAATTTCACGGATGGCGTTACCGGCGCTGTCGGCCTTGCGGGCTTCGATTGTGTCGAGTTGGTACATGGTGCTTTCCTTTACGCAGTGGTGGTGAGTTGGTAGTAGTCGCAAATGGCCGCATCAACGGCTGCAAGGTCGTTGGGTATGTGCGCATCGGCGAACATGCCGATGGGGCTTTTGGTCGTGTCCGAGCCGGTGTTTTGTGTGATGAACACAAATTGATCGTTGATTACGGCGGTGCGTAAAACGATGGTGAGTAGCCCTTCAACGGTGATCTTTTCGTCGAGCAACTTGCCGATGGTTTTGCACTTGACCTTGCCTGTTTCGTCGGTCTGGCTGTGCGCGAGGATGTACACGCGCTTGTCATGTGGCAAGTTGCTTGCCTTCATCAAAATGTCCCAGGCATCCTTGGCGATGTCGGTGAACTTTTGAAAGCCTGTTTCCGCGCTGCGGCGCATGAATGCATTTGCAAGGATGTACTGAAAATCGTCGATAACGATGATCGGACGTTGCGTGCGCTCCATCGCTGCAAGAATTGTTGGCGCAGCGTCGGTGACGATGACCGACCCGTTAGGGTCAGCTTTTGTGCATGGCTTCCATTCGTTAGAACGGAATGGCAATGGCTTGCGCACGGCCTGAATTAACAGGACTTGTGCATGGTTGAGGTTGCGCAGACTGGTTGTTTTGCCTGTGCCTGACTCGCCAATAATCATGGTGCTGGTGCTCATGTGTTTCTCCTGTGTGTGCTGTGTTGAAAAACTGGTTTGCTGCGTTTCGTTCGTTCAAAAAGCTGGTTCCGTGTGTTCGTCGATGAATGCGTACTTGATGGGCTTTGCTTGATCGGGCAGGATCAGCGGCGCGTCATCGCTGCCGGGTTCGCAACGTGGTTCGAGGTCTTCGGCAATCCAAGAATCGAGGTCGCTTGCCTGCAAATCTGGATCGGGTGGATAGGTCTTGTTCATAGGGTTCTCCCGGCTAAGTTCCATGCGGTGCGCAGGCTGTAGCCAGCGCGGAGAAAGTCGAAGAAGTCGCGCAGGAATTTGCTGGCGCGATGGATGGGGCGTTTCATCCCCGT